CATCACCACCATCACCACCACTACCACCACCATTGCCACCAACAACAACATCATCAACACCACCACCACCACCAACACCACCACCGCCAGCCTTCAGCCCGGCAACGTCAGTTTCCAGCGTGGAAACGCGAGAAACGATACCGTCAACCTTGGTAGAAGCGCCCGAGGCGGCCTGCTTGGCTTCCGTGATTTGCGGCGCCAGCTCGTCTTTCAGGTCTTTGGCGTGCTTGCTGGAAACGGTCGCGGCAGCGACACCGACCTTCTTCACCTCAGCGTCAACGTATTTCATCGTTGCCGCGTCTTTCTCGGCGATCGGGTCAGCAAGGTTTGAAATCTTGCCGCCTTTCATATCGCCGGTGAAGGTATCGGCGGGCTTGCTTTCAAGCGCCGTCACTTTGGCAGAGATACCGGACAGTTGCGTATGGGCGGCTTCTGCGCGCTCCATGGCATCCGTGCCGGCTTTCTTCGCTTCCACGATGGTCGGCTCAAGCGCGGATTTAACGCCGTCGGTGTAGCTCTTGGCGGTCTCTACGGCTGCGTCTCGCTGCTGATCGACGTAGGCTTTGTTCGCGCCGTCCGTATCCTCGCTGGGGGCAGCAAGATGCGTGATGGCACGGCCTTTCATATCGCCGGTGAACGCTTCACCAGACGCGACAGGCGCCTTACTTTCCAGCTCGCGCACGCGGCCGGTAAGGTCCGTAGACGTGGTTTCCAGCGCCGAGACACGCCCTTTCAGCGCGCTATCGTCATATACCGTATCTTTATCGGGCTTGTTTTCCAGCGCGGTAACGCGACCGGCAAGCGCGGTATCGTCATAACTCTGCCCAGCGGGACGGCCTTCCAGCGCGGTAACGCGGCGCTTGATCTCGGAATCGTCATAGACGGTATCCTTGTCCGTCTTCGTTTCCAGCGCCTGAATGCGTTGCTTCACGCCTGAATCATCGTACCCGGGCTTATCTTCCAGCGTCTTAACCCGGCGTTTCAGCTCGGTATCGTCGTACACCGTGTCACGATCCTGCCGCGCTTCCAGCGTATCGATACGGCCGCTCAGGTTGCCGATAGTCGATTGGACAGAAGAAACCTCACTCTCGATAGAACGTTTTGCCGAATCGGTGTACTGCTTGGCGACATTGATAGCGGCGTCATGCTTGCTATCGACGTAGGCTTTGTTCGCACCATCGCGGTCGTTCTCAGGCACGGCAAGATTGGTAATCTTTTTGCCGGCCATGTTGCCGTCAAACGAGACCACACCCGGGGTATTGGCGCGACCTTCAAGCGTGGTCATCCGCGTCTTCAGGTCACTAATGCCAGTCGCAGCGGTCGAAGCCTTGTCTTCCAGAGAGCGCACGGCACGATTGGCCTTATCCGCCTCGGCGCGTGCATCGGCGCCGGTTTCCTTGGCCTCGCGGATGGAAGATTCAAGGTTGAATTTTGCCTCTTCCACGCTACGACGGGATTCATCGATAGCGCCTTGCTTGGCAGTATCAACGTAGGCTTTCGTGGCCGCATCGTTGGTGCTTTCAGGGGCGCCAAGATTCGTCACGCGACGGCCGTTCATATCCCCGCTGAATTCCTGCGTCACGCTCAGGCTATCCAGCTTGCGCTTATCGGCAGGCGACATCAGGCCGGCAGTGATGCGCGAAACGCTGATGTTCTCCCGAATCCAGTCGGACAGGCGAACGTTCGCAATGGACGGCTCGGCATCCATGCGCGGATTGGCGCGGCTCACGGCGCCGATATCGTCCGGGGTCAGCGTAACCGTGTTGGTGCGGCCGGTGGCTTCGATACCGTTAATGCGCGTGATGACGCGGCGCGGGTCGGGCAGGTCTGACAGCTTCTTGAAAGAAGTCGAATCCATCAGGCCGTTTTGGTTGTCAGTAACCAGACGGTTATTGAGGTCCGACATGATGGCGTCTTTGATGGCGCCGCGATCCCGGGCCGAGACGCTGTTAACCATTTCTTCGGTGGCAACCTTCTTGCCATCGACGTATGCAGCACGACGGAAATGCGGTTCCTCGATGGGGGCAGCGCCGGGGATATCGTCAACCTCAAGCTGCACGGTCCCAGTCTTTGAGTTGACGGAGACAACAGCACTCTGTGCCCCACCCTCTGGCAGACGGTCCAGCTTCGACTTATCTTCCGGCGACATCAGGCCGGCTTTAAGATTCGTGGCGTTTTCCAGCGAATCCGTGATCTCGGCGCCAGCGCGCACGAAATACTGCTTAACGAATTTGATCGAGGCGGCCCGGTTATCAAAGCGCAGATTGCCGTCGGATGCGTCCAGCGTCGGGACGTTCACCGTGCCAGTAAAGGTCGGATCAACGCGGGTAGCGGCGCCGAGGCTTTCGGCCGTAATCCGAACATTCCCCTTCATGCCGTTGACGGAACGAACGTCAGACGGGGAATTCATCAGTTGCGCGGGGTCCAGCACGTCAAGCTTACGCTTATCGTCAGCCGACATCAGGCCATCGGCAAACGTGGTCGCACGCGCATAACGAACGGGCGGAATGATCTTCCCGTTAACCCATGATTGCGTGGCGATAGGCTCACCGTTCAGGGTGACAACCCCGGTAAGCTCCTCGTTTGGACGGGCGCCGGTCTGGATCGTCACGTCCCCGGTCTGCCCGTTAACGGACGTGACCAGATTATCAAGATTCCCGCCATTCTGGCCAGCCACGGCAGACAGGATTTCAAAGTTCTTGTTGATGAGTTTGAACCGTTCGTTCAGCTCATCTTGAACCGGAAAAACGCTGTTATGGCTGTTTAGCGGTCGAATTTTTTCCATGTTTTACCTCAAAAATTGATGCGCATCGTAATCGAGTAGGTTTCACCGATCTCAATAAACTTTGGCGAAAAGTTTTTGATGGCGATAGCCTGCCCTGTATTGTCGATGATGGCAGCTTCAGAAATAACCTTCTGACTGCCAGTCGCTGCAATGTCTGAAGCGGAGAATTCAGCGCCGACCACGATGGCCATGGGGCCGGCTTTGCTGCGAACGGTTGCGTTCTTCTCGCCTACCTTGTTCCGCACGGCAGTAGACGATGACGATACGTCAATCACTTGCGTGCCAGAGTGACCGCCACTCCCCAGAGCGAGTTTTACGGGCGATGGCACGGACCCACCGTTGAGAACGGCATCGGCCAGTTTGGTGCGGTAGTAATCGGTAATGATGCTGCTGGACATGTTCAGACCTTCTTGATTTCAATGTCAACGTAGTTTCCGCCGAGGCGCGTAGTGCCCGGATTTGTCACACGGAATGCGCGTGATTGATCAGACGTTACCACGGGCGCGGACCATGGATACTGGATTTCCGGATAGAGCGTGGCGACGAACGAAACGTCCACTGACATGAAGTTCTTGTAATACTCGATTGCCTCGGCTTCCCAAAGTTTGAAGTCGATGACAAACCGGGCGGGTAGAATGCGCCGGAACGTCTCCCGCATACGTGAAGCGCGCTGCTCCTTTGCATCCAGAGACAGAGAAACACGAACACGAGAAGAAAGATAAAGATTCGGATTATTCGATACACGATTGTCTTTCCGGTTCTCTTCAATGTAGTCCTTGTTCAGCATGAACGCGCCGGGCAGGCCGCGATTCAGCACTTTTTTTCCGCTCTCGTTCAATTGGATGCGCCACCACCGGAATTCATTCGTGGCCACATCATCAATGGTCGAGGGATACGGGCGCGAGGCGTCAAGCCAGAGTTGAGTTACTTTGGCGTCGCCTCGGTACAGAATGTCAATGTACTTCTTAAGGAACTTCAGTCCGCGCTTGTGCGTGCCTTTCTGGGAGAGCCAGAGACGAAGCAAGTGCCGCAAGCGATTCGGGCTCGATTCAAAGTCCAGCAGCGACAGTCCGTCGCGGAGAACGACGCGCTGCAAATACTCGAAAGAAATTCCTTCCTGATACGGGATGCCGGACATGGCGATATCCTGCACATCCCGCGCTATCTTGTCATCGTAAAGCTTGATCGCAAGCTTACGAATCTGATCTTCAAACCCGTTTTGTTCAAACGAGTTTTGCAGTGGCGACATCTTCATCAGTCTTCACCCCATGCCACGCCGACAAGGCCGGAAGTCTTCGCGTTGATAGTGATATCTTGCTCTCGGACCCACTTATAGATGTTCGGATGATTCGACGCGCCGGCCGGATCATCAACAATCACCTCAATTTCACTACCCGGGGCGCGCAATTCCGGGCATTCGTTCTGAATCATATTCACGATATCCCGGCGACGGATGGCGCGGTTAGCGTAGGCCGGCGATCTGTTTTCAGAACCTGCCCAGTTGCGCCCGTACCGCTTGATGATGGCCTGCTTGGCTTTGGTGCGGATTTGTTCAGCATCGAACGAAGAACCGCACTCGATGTTAACGGTAATGGCAGGGTTGATGCCACACGGATGCCAGAAACGGACGCGGTAGGAATCGTCAGCTTCCTTGATGATCTTCTCAATCTCGTAAAGGAATTGGCTTGCAGGTTGCGCCATTTGGTTTGCCGGAACCTCAGTGAATTGCACGGACGTAGACCGCGCATTCGCATTGTGGCCATACTGATAGCCGGTGCCGTTCGCGTTCAGCGCAGCGACAAACAGGCAGTTAACGTTCTTCACGTCTCGCGTACCAGTCGCCTCTTCGTGCCGCATTTCGTTCCAAATGGACAGGAATTGCAGGTTCGGCATCTTGCGCCGGACCATGGCTTCAAACTCTCCCAGATAGACCGCGCTGGAATCGTAGAGCGCCGGATATTTGGCCAGTTGCGCCTTAGCCTCTTCACTCATCGGGTTGTCGCCCGGGTACGTGATCTCGATGACCTCGAATTCCAGCGTCGCGCCCCGGTCGAACGGGTTTTCCGTAACCATCTTGGTGCCAACGCGGATGCCGTGATCGGCGCCTTTCGTGGTGAATGCGTTCAGCCTTACAACGTCCCCGGCCTTGAGCATCCTGCCGCCAAGCGCATCGTCTCCGAATTGAACGACAAGCCGGCCGGTGGAAGAAACGGTCAGCGTGTATGCCTTATCCCCGGGCTGAAGATTCATGTAGTCCGATTGATGGGACCAGCCTTCATCGTTGACATACACCAGCAATTCTTCTCGATACTCCCCGTCCTCTTCTAACGGCAGTTCGATCTGATAGAACGGTTTTGTTTCCGTGACGGTATGCACAAAGTCGTTATTGTTGTTCCGGCGAGTGTATTGCCCGACATCGACAGTAATCGGGTTGTTCGGCTCGACGTTGTAGGCGCGTCGGTCCATCGTTCGGCACGTCACGCCGTTGTCGCTCACCAATTGAGTGAAAAGGCCAAGATGGACGTTAGCCGTAGGGTGAGGATTCTTGACCCGCACTTTGAACGTGGCCGCCTTCGCGCTCTTCCAGACACCATGAGACGCAAGCCATGCGTCAACCGTGCTTTTCTTGATCCGGTTGAATTGCTCGTCAGTGGATGCCTCGATCTGCTGGGAGAGCATGGAAAGCATCGTTGCGATAGAGCCAATGGCTTGCGTAAGCCGCGGGTCTCCGGCTTGCAGCAGCGGGGATAGCTGGGAATACTTCGATGGATTTGAGCGGATTTCTTGTTCCGCCGCTTTCAAAAAATCCGCTTTCGTGAGCATCGTTACTCCTTAAATACCCTGTCTGTTATGTCCACGGCCTGCCCGGCGCATTCGATGATGATCTGTTGCTGATCCACGCCGTTCCCGACCGCGTAAATGTTCACTGGCAGAGATTTTAGCGGGGGAATGTCTTCCTTAAGCTTCGCAATCAAAGCATCCGCTACGGCCCCATCGCCTAGGGGTAGCTGGAGAAGGTCGGCGGCGTGGCAGCCATACGAACTACCCAGATACCCGTAGGCCGGGGTTGTGATCCAATGACGGATCATTGCCCCGACATCCATTATTTCTTACCTCCCGTCGCAACGTGCGCGATGTTCCGGTCTTTGACATCCTGCCCGACATCCTTCGTTGCCGGCGCATTCTTCACGTTGACATTGAGCTGATCCCGAAGTGTCGGGGCTGCGCTGACGCTTGCAGCCATCGGAACGTTCACTTTCGACAGTAACGCTTGCTGCTCAAGCGATGCACGCGCAAGCGTACCTGCACGCACGGACGCGCTCGACGATGAGAAAAGCATATCGTTTTTGGCGATCTTGTATCCCTGAATCGCCCGGATGATTTGTTCATCCGACAGATTCGCGCTCAGACCACCCGTAGCCGTCTCGAACATCTTCATGGCGCGCTCAGGCCCGAATTGCACGGCAGTGGACCACATTGCATCCCCCAGCCCCTCGCTTCGCTTGCTCATATCGATGCCCTTCGAGGCAAAGTATTTGCGCATCGGCTCGTAGTATTTGGCCATCACGAAAGCGTGCTGATCCGCCTTGAATCCGGCCGGGTCACGCCCCGCCACTCTGGCCCATGCCGCATCGAATGCAGCCGTCCCAGCTTTAAGCCCCTTGAATTCTGATGCGTATTTGCTTTGCGCAGCATAAGCATCCGCTACGCCCATCGTGGAAGAAAACTGGTACGCCCCATAACTACGGCCGCCAAAATCACCCCGGCCCGTAGAAATGGTTCCTGCCTTCCCGTTACTTTCAAACCGCGCACTAGTGTCACCTAACATGCTCTTCACCTTGTCCCATACGCGACCGCCTGCTTTGACGATCTCCATATCCTTAACGTAATCAACAGC